GAAAAATATGAGCGAAATAACAGCAAATCCGCTGATGAAACATTTTCGTCAGCCCAAATTGTTTATCGATTTACCTAGTAAAGGGTTGTTCTATGCACCTGGATCGCTAGAAAAAACAGAAAACAATCAATATGCAGTTTATCCTATGACGGCAAAAGACGAAATCATGATCAAAACGCCTGATGCATTGCTCAACGGACAAAGCACAGTCAATGTGATTCAAAACTGTGTGCCTGCTATCAAGAACGCATGGATGGTGCCAAGTATTGATCTTGATGCACTGCTTACAGCAATTCGTATTGCAACTTATGGTGAAATGTTAACTATGGATATAACTATTCCAGGCACAGCAGAAGAGCGTAGCTTTGAAACAAACTTAGTTGAATTACTAGACGAACTTAACAGTCAAACTTATGATCCAATCTTTGAACACAACGAGTTTAAAGTAGAAACACAACCAATGAACTATAGACAGTTTACAGATGTTGCACTCAAAACATTTGAAGAACAGCGTATTCTTCGTATTGTTGATGACGAAAAATTGAGTGAAGTAGAAAAACTATCTCAGTTTAATGAAACATTCTCAAGACTCACAGAAATGAATCTAACAAGTGTGTATTCAAGTGTTGTAAGCATCACAGTAGGTGATCAAACTGTAACTGATAAAAATCACATCATGGAGTTTTTACAGAACGCACCTGTTGAATTTTACAAGTCACTGCTTGACCATGTTGATAATCAACGCAAAAAATTTGCTGTAAAACCAAGAAAAATTGTCACAACAGAAGAGGATAGAGCAACTGGCGCTCCTGAAACATTTGAAGTGCCTATTAACTTTGACGCTTCAAATTTTTTCGCATAAGGATCTTGGCTCTCCCCGTGGAGAAAATATTACAAGAGGTCAAGGTCCAAGAAGAAGAAATTAAACAACTCCGCTACGATTTAGCCAAAATGGTTTGGCACATGCGTGGTGGTTTGAGTTATGATGATGCTTTTATGCTGTCTCCAGAGGACAGAGAAGTTATAGCTAAACTTGCCGAAGATAATTTAGAAGTTGCTAAGAAAACACAACAGCCGTTTTTTTAATCTTTAGTTACAGTGTAACCTGCTTTTTTCAAAAGTGCAATTGCTTTTTGTGTTGCATCACCTGGTGCACCCTGAGCAGACTTAAATGTTGCAGGTGGTTCGTCACCAGCAAATTTACCTTTTGAATATCCTGCTTTGCTAGTAAAGCCTTTTCTTACAACTTGGTCAATAACACTTTTGATTTGTCCGCCGCTTAATACATCGCCTGCTGCTGCTTCATCGTATTGACTTGCTGCTAGTCTTGCAATCTTCTGTTGATCAGCTGGCATCTTGTTAATGCTTGCTGCACTTCCTTGATTGCCTAAACCAGCTGCGGCTGCTGCTTGACCAGCTGCTGTCTTTTGTGCTGCTGCTTGGGCTGCTGCTTTTTTATCCTGTGCAGCAGCTTTTGCTCTCATCTTGCTGCCTTTGCTTGGTAGTGCTTTAATAATAGCTGCTGCTTCTGCTCCGTAACCTTTTTGCTTCAAGTAATTTAACAGTGTGCCAGCAGTTGCAGGCTGCTTGCTTGTTTTAAGAAATGCGTTAAACTCAATACGCAATTGATTTACTTCGTCTTTTATACTTTGTTTGCCAGCTTTATTTGCTGCACGTTGTTGACGAGCAAGTTTTCCAAACGGATTTAATCCAATTTCATCTAATTCATTTTGTTCTGCAATAACTTGAAATACTTTCATGAGAGTTTCCTTAATATAAATTATTTATCTTCTGCATATATTTGTTTTAACTTTTCATCAGCAAACACTTCTTTGCCACCTCTATCCTTGAAACCTAATCCAAGAATAATTTTATCACGTATTTCACAGGTGCTGCTCCAACTCAATGTGTTTGCTGCTTGAATAACTTTACCTGTTATCACAGCATTACCTAAAGTTGACTCTAACAGCAAAACAATTCGTGGCAATCTACTAGTGTCACTAGTAACTCTACCAACTGGCAATGTCCAACTTTCTTTGTATATATTTTTTATCTCTTTTTTACGAGTGATAGTTTCATATTCATATCCTTTAAGCATATCAAGGAGTATGTTTAAATCTTTTTCATCAATATGAAACACGCCATCTTCTTCATCACTTGCCCAATTGCGTTCACACTTACCACACTGTCCACTATTAGGTGTTCTCCAACACATTTGTGGAGTATTTGCTTTTTTTACAATATTTCTTACTAATTCTGTTGCCATATTATATTTACTACTATTAAGATGAACTACGTTCATCTGTGTTTTCGTTGTCACTCAACACATATTTGTTTATCTTAAGTGCGAAGCACTGTAGTTTCATACAGATTAATTGGTCAGACGGAACCTACTAGCGGTTCCATCTTCTCAAAGCTTCATACGAGTAGCATGGCCGAGATCGGAAGTAGGTATTTGACTATGCTACTGGGCTCTGACCTTTCCCAACCTACGTCGACATCACGCAAAATGCGCTATCCCCCGCTTCGTTCCTAGTGCTAAGGGGTTTTCGTAGCATACAGCCTGTTGGACTTCACCAGTATCTGATCACGTGGTTACGTGAAGCTCAAGGTGGATCGAACAATTCCGATCAAACAGTGTCCTGATGTGCCTTTAAATTTTCTCTAAGTATTTTTGAACCACCAACTCGAACGTTTATAATACCATTGTAGTATTCATCTGTTTCTAAAACTCTACGTTCAAATTGTTCTCGTGCCTCTAAGTATGACATTTCGCCTCTAGATTTACAAAAGTAAAGTATTTCTCTAGTGAATTTGTTTTCGCCTAATTTTTCTACGTCTGCTATTAGTTTATCTGATGATCCCCAATAGTCTCGCCAATCTGATTCTTTGTGACCTCTGCGTTTGTTCTTTTTGCCTTTTAGAGGTGGCTTGGTTGTTTTAAATTTAGCTAGTTTTTTGCCTACATATTTGCGATTGTCTGTTAAATTGGTTATAAGGTAAACGAATCCTTCATATTCATCCGATATTTCGGTTATTTCTTTACCTTTGTAAGTCCAATTCATATAATAGTTACTTGTTTGTCTTTGCTTCTCGTGCCTTTTCTGGATTATTTTTTGCTCTGCCGTCTTTTACATGCCTAATATGTTCTTGTAGTATTTCTTCTCGCCTAACATTGCATAGATTGCGTAGTTCAGATAGCTTTTTACGCACCTTCCTGCGTTTTAATTCTGCAGGACGATGGTTGAATATTTCGTTTAGTTCAAAATATTCAAGCACAGCAAGTATTATTTTATCGTGTGTATCCGAATCCATTAATCTACTATGTCAATATCTGTTGCATAACTTGTAAAGCCGTTTTCTTTAACAACTCTTAATACATTATTCACTCTGCCTACTAGTTCATCCTTGTGACTAATCAAGAAAACGTTCTTATCACGCTCTCTAGTCATCTTTTTCAGTATGCCTATGCTGTTTTCTACGCCTGCTGTGTCCATTCCGCTATCAATAAGCTCGTCAATGAACAACAAGTTAATGCCTTGATATAAACTTTCCCAAACATCGCGGAATGCAAAGGAAAGACCGAGTATTAGCCTGTTACGTTCGCCACGTGACAAGTTATCAAAGTCTAAATCCTGTCCTAGCTGTGTAATTTCTACGTTTAAATCATTTTGGAACACAACTTGATGCGGTAAGCCTATTTTATCTAAGTAGTAAGTTAGCCTATTGTTTAGATATGCTAAGTTTTGATCAATAATCTTCTTTCTAATAAACGAATCTTTGTTTGTAAGTAACTTCAACAAGAAGTCTTGATGCTCTTTTACATTGTTTAGTTCGTTAATAGGTGCCCAATTGATCTCTTGTAATGCTGTATTGGTTAAATCGTTAATTTGTGCCTGGTAAGGATCTTCTTCTTGCTGTTTACTTAGCAAAGATTTCTTCAAATTATCTACATTGTTTCTATGTTCATATGCTTCTTTTACAGTTTCATAAAATGTTGTAGGACGACCGTTGATATCACCAATTTTGTTAAGACCTTTAACAACATCATCTAATTTTCCAGCAACTTCTGTCTGATATGCCATAGAATCTTGCAAATCTTTGCTTTTAGTTGCAAGAATCTCTGCTTTTTTGTCTTCATGTAGTGCTTGTCCACATGTATAACAAGTAGCATCGTCAAGTTCTGCAATATCCTTGGTTGCGTTATCTACACTTTTGTTTGCTCTCATTAGAGCACTTTCTAATGTGGCTTTTTCTTTGTTAAGTGCAGCAATTGCAGCGTTTAACTCAGTCCAATTTTGCAATTTTTCATGACTATCTAATTCTGCATCAATATCTAGTTGTTCTAGCTCTATAATAGCAGACTCTAAACGTTCAATATCGGTATTATGCTTGGCTTTCCATGCACGTTGCGTTTGTTTTAGATTGTTAATAGTGTTTTCAATGCCTTCGTTGGCTTTTTGTATAGCTTCTATCTTTAATGTTTCTTCTGTAATAGTATCTTTTGTTAATCTGATACTGTCTTTTAATAAATTTGCCTTTTCTGTAAGTATTGTAATACCAAGTAGCTGTTCAATAATAGCTCTTTGGTCATTTGCTCGCATACTTAGGAAAGGTTCTGTGTATGTATTAAGTGCAACAATGTGTTTGAACATATCATGACTCATATCCAACAAGTCATTGATAGTTTCTTGTGTTTTTCTACTGTCGCCTTGACTGTTATCTTCTAATTCATCAAGTTGTTCACTGTCGTTTACGTAAAACTTTAGTATGTTAGGCGATCTACCACGTTCAATGCGGTATTTGTTACCACCTTTTTCAAAGTTTAGTGTAACCAACATGCCCTTGCTGTTGGTTTTGTTTATCAAGTTGTTACGCTTGATATTTGTTAGTGCTTGGCCGAACAAGGCGTAAGATAATCCATTGATTATTGTAGTTTTGCCTGTTCCGTTTCGTGATCCAGTGTCGTCACCTCCTTGATCTAAATTTTCACCAAGCACTAGAGTGAGTTGATCCTCTTGGAAATCAACTGCTTGGGTAACATTACCCACACTCATAAAGTTTTTTACTGTAAGATCTTTTAATTTAATCATTCTAAACCATTGTAAATGTTTAACAACAATGCCTTATCAAAGTTGTCACTGTCAATTGCCATAATTTCGTTGCTAACAATTTGATCAACACTTTCAAACTGTGCAATGTCAAGTTCTGTGTTTATTTCTTCAAGTTGTTTGTGTGGAATAAGTGTTATTTCACGGCAATCATAATCTCTAATAAATGTTTCTTTAATGAAACTAGCTTCTTCATAACTTACTGGCAAGTCTAAGGTAACTCTTAGATACATTTTGCTTTTTAGCATTGTATCTTTTTCATCGATCAACTGAGATAGCCTTACAGTTCTATACTTAGGGCAGTCTAGCCAGTTGATATACTCTGGTTCTGCACCATTCTCACGGTCTAATATCATCATACCGCGGTCATCATCCCAAGCATCTGCATAGTTGTGTGGGAAAGCATTACCAATGTAGTGGATCTTGCCTTGCTTCTGACGCTTGTGGAAGTGTCCACTGAACACATACTCTTGATTTACAAAGTGTTCGCTTTTCAGTTCGCCGTGATCTGGCATTTGCACCATAGCATTCATGTAAAAACTAGGAAGTTCAAAGTGTCCAAACAGATACTTTGCTTCAATGCTACTCATACGTTTCCATTCGTCACCTACTAACCAAGGCACTAATGCAACGTCATCTTCGATATGTATATCTTCAATAACTGTCACACCAGGTATATGTCTTGCAAATTCAGTAGATTTTACGTCACGTTTATCCTTGTAATACAAATCGTGATTGCCAGCAAACATATAAAACTTATCAAATGCTGCACCTAGCTTTTCTAAACTGCGTATACCAGAATCCATAGTTGTTAAATTTAAGCTGTTTCTGTTGTGATTCCAGTCACCAGTAAACAAGGCTGTTTCACACCCATGTTCTTTTGCAGTTTTGATAAACCAATCTACATATTCTTCACAATCTTGGTTATGAACTCGCGAATTACCCTTCAATCCAAAGTGGATATCCGTAAAGACAGCGGCTTTTTTAAACAAATTGTTATTCCTTCTACCAACTTGTAGTATAAAACATTATTTTGAGATTGTCAATTACTTTCTTTTTCTCTACGCAAGGCTGCTTCCCATTCGCCTTGGTGCATTCTAGTATGACTTGGGTTAAGATCGTTCATTTCTAGTATATCGTCTCTAATATTTTGGTTACGTTTTTCCAAATTAATCACTCTAACAAAGCTATTTGTAACTGCGGCTGTGTAATATGCAAATGGGTTTTGTGATTTTGATTCATCAAACTGCAAACCAATTTGTGCAAGTTGCAATATTGCTTGACCTTTCATTTCGTCATTATAAGTATATCCACGAACATTGCCTCTAGTAGCATATCTATCTACAAGTTTCATCCACATCATAGCAAGTTTGTTAGTTGCCTTACCGTGATCTTTTGAAAAATGTCCATTTTCCATGCCACCAACCCAATGACTTTTGCCTACACAAATTAAATTATCGTTTTCATCAAACTTGTAGTGCTGATAAGGTGGAAAAGGTAGTTTTGTTTTTTTATCTGCTTCTGTTTTAGGGTTTTTCTTACGTCCTGGCTCTTCAGGAATGTGTTCAAATGTCATAATACGAAATATTAGTTCGTCTTTTTTGATTTTTCTGTAATCTACTTCGCATTCGGCTTGTTTAACTTTTTTACCATTTGCTTTAGCTTGTTCATAAATTTCATTTGATTGTTTTTTTGCTTTTGCACGTTTTGCTTCAGCAATAGTTCTAACATTGATTTTATCAATACTATTCAAAATTAAATCGTAGTCTGCATGTTCTTTTTCTAAATAACTTGCAAATGAATTTTTT